GTCGTCTGCGTTCAACTCCGAGATGTTACCGTCAACGTAGAGGTATTGCAGGAGATTCTCGAAGACTTGGACGACAGCAAGCAAGTGAGGCTCTGAGGTATCATCCGCGCTCAACTGGAGAACCGCTGAAACGTCTAGCTCGCAAGTGCGGTCCAACGGATGCACCGGAACCGCAGTCGATGCGCGGACTACGATTCGCGGGAAGTCCGGCATCCGGTCTTCAAGATCGGAATCTGCGAACGCACCGTGTCCATAGCTGGTCAGACAAGCTGGAGCCCCAAGCGGAGACGCTGACCAGTCTTGAGCAGCCAGCCAGTCAACCAAAGCGCGTTCAGTGCGTAGAGCTACAGCGTTCATGATACGGTTACCCCATGTTTCTCCAGCACTTCTGCGGCTTCTTCCATCTTGGCGCGAATGTGGATCTCAAGCTCCTTCGCTTCGTCGTCGTAGGCTTGCTGCATGGCTTTCGCGTAGATCGAATTGACCTTTCCAATCTGGTTGTCAGCCAGACCGATGTTCATACGAACGTGCGAGTGCGGAGAGATGCCAGCCTTCGCGTTGTATGCGTAAGCAGACGATCCACGATGAACCGAGACGTTTTCGGTTGGAAGACCGTATTGGTTTGCCAGATTCAACAACGCTTGGTTGGCGGCAATTGATCGAACACCAGCGGAACCTTTGCGAGCGCGTCGAGTGCCACCAAACTGAGTGAACGACGGAGAGAGCTTCTTGATACCTTTGACGACGCAAGACTTGAGATAGCCGACACTGCCAGCAGCGCGACGGCGCAAGCTTGCTGCGGCCTCCCGCATCTTCTCACCGTAGAGACCTTCCTTACCGGCTTTCTTGTTTTTTGCTTGAGCGATCAAGTGAACCACTCGCAATTCACGAGAGCGACCAACCAGCTTGCCGGTCTTCTTGTCACGACGACGTTCGCCAACTGGACGGTTGAAGTAATCGAGAATCTTGTTTCTCGCAGCTTGCGGTGACTTCGGTGGGAGTAAGCAATACAGCCGCAGGAGCAAGAAGAACGTGCGAGCGTTGATCGCTTCAGCCAACGACCGTTTGGTTCTCGGGAGGTACTCTCTCCAAGCAGCGGAGAAGCGAGTTGTATCAACTACGACGGTTGGAGTCATTTGGTTTTGGCTCCCAAGTCCAGAACGTAATACGCACCGGACCCATCGCGTCGAGCGGACATAATCCGCAGTTGCCGTCCGTCGTAGGTCACAAGACGACCCACCACCGGAATCATCTTCCCAAACGTCAGCAGCAATCGGTCTGTGTTCTCTTGAAGAATCAAGCTACCGTTCTCCTGCAAGAGCCGGTCAGCGTTTGAGCCGACATCACAAGACCACACAGAAGCGTCAACGGTTACAAGCGTCGAGTCAGCCAACCTCCAATCTGCCAGCTTCACCAACAGCCGGACTTGGACATTATCTTGGAACCCACCAGAGATTACTGAGTTAGCGTCAGTGATCGCAGCCGGAAGACAACGCACCAGCACTCCCTGCCACAAGAACGACGGGTTCCCCATCGCGCTCTGAAGAACGCTCATCCCCAACTGGAGACTGGTGGCGATTAGATTCACGCTGTGAAGTAAACACCGGAGACAACCAATCGTGAAGTGGCTTGGAGTTGTGAAGCCATGCTGGAGGTATCTCCGTTTTCGTAGTGGCTTAACTCAGCGTACTGAGTCCCACCAACGGCAAGACCAATCACAGAGGTCTTAGCTTGAGTGGTAGCGTTATCCAGCCAGACCGAAAGCGAAGCGTTGTAACTCACCGCATCAGGAAGGCCTAAGCGAAGGTTTCCAGTCGCGCTTCCAGTCACCGAGTTGATGGTTAGGTCAACGGTGAATGTAGAGACAAAGCCAATGGACGTATGTCGAGCAGCGTTGACCGTAAAAGCGAACGTGCGACCACCACCGGAGTCCGTCAGCGTAGGAACCCAAGTTGACGGAGCAGTCAGCGGTAGAGCAGCGTAAATCTCATCAAAGTTGGAGTTGGCTTTGATCCACGACCCACGGAGCGTATCTCCGTTGTTGTCGTTTGCGGTTGATCCGACGTTAATGACTTGTTGAGACATATTATTCCTTCGGCAATGCGTACCAACCTTCTGCGAGCGTTATACGGTTCTTGGAGCGCACAGAAACACCGTCCGCACCTTTGACCCACACTCGCGCTTTGACGCTCTCAGCGAGCCTCACCGGCTCACCGCTGGGGACCATGACAACGCGAGTCCCACAGCCACAACTGCTAACCACTGCGGTCAATGCGATCCAGCAGCTTTTCTTTAAGCTCTTTGTCTGGTTTTGCATCTTCAACGGTGGGCGGGGTTTTCGCCAGACCAGTCAGCCACTTCAAGAGAGCGGTGACTATCTGCTCAATGATGTTCACTGCGGCTTCTTGTCAGCGTCTTTGGCAGCGATCAAACCAAAGCCAACAGTTACCGCAGCAATGGTCGCGGCAAGATCAATGTTGGTCGTAGGGTCTCCGTCAAACAGTGCTTTGAGCGCACCACCAACAGCGACCATGATTGCGCCAACGCCAGCGAGAGTAGTTTTCCAGTTCATTTCTTTAGAGCTTTCCAGAGTCCAATTGCCGCAGCGATAAAAGCCAGCACAGCGGCCCCGAGTTGGAACCACTGTGTCAGTTGCGGGATGAATGAAACCGCACCAGCAGCGGCAGCGGTTGCTAGAGAAACTCCAACTCCATTGCTACTGTTGGTATCGGTTTGCATTACTCGGATTTAGGTTGAGCGGCGTTGACAATTAGATCGACAAGCGGCAAAGCAACTTTGGCGTTCTGAATGCCACCGGCTTTGACAGCGATATCAATAAGTTGCAGGAGTCCGTTGGCTTGTTCTTGAGTGAGCTTGACTGTGATTTCCATATTAGGCGACCACAGCTTCAACGACCGGAGCAACCTCCGCAACCAAAACCGGCACCTTCTGTTCGACAACCGGCGGAACCCACGGCAGCGGCAGACTCACAACCGGAGGGTTGATCTGGTCGTTGATCTGCGCGGTGACGTTCGCTTCGATGGCCTTCTGATCGACTCCGTTGGCATAGCACCAGCCAAGCACCTGCTGCTCGGTCAGATCCTCGTAAGGCGTGAAGTCACCGCTCGGCGGAGCGAAGCTAGTCGATCCGTAGCAGGTGCCGCTGTACTGATCCTGCGAGCCGTTGCAACGCCAGTCGGCGGTGATGACGACATCGGTGAGAGTGCCTTCGACTTTGCGGACAAGAAGGCTTTGAATAATCCAATTGATAGTAATCATGTTAGTGCTGTGTGTTTGATGTGTTAAATCTAGTAGACTAGGCGCTGCTTCCGCCAAAGAATTGAGCAGAAATTGTGGCAATGTTTCCAGATGTGTTTGTAATACGAATGACGCCGTTACTGGGGGTCGTCACGGTGAACGAAGCCCCAGAAGTTGATCCGTTGGCAGTTGCAATTTGAGTTATGGTAGAAGATGTTCCACGACCAAAAACAGAATAGGTTGTTTGAGTGCGTGAGTTGGCATTTCCATCCAAAGTGTTCGCCACCGAAAGAAACCCTTGATAACCCGCACCGCTAGTCACAACCGTAAGATCAACGGATGATCCACTGGCGATGCTCGTTCCAGTCTGAGAGATGCAATGTCCGTAAGTTCCGAGTTTAACAACACCATCGCCAGCAGCGGTTCCGCTCGTGACAGTTCCAATCAATAGCCGGCCGCTCGCGTCGAGCGTCATTTGAATGGTCGATGGTGTGACGCCTCCTGTGCCGAACATGATCGGGCCAGTCGAGCCGCTGCTTCGACCGATCCAAACACCACCGGGGTACGTCGCATGACTGTTCCCGTAGAGAATAGTGGCAGCTCCATAACTGGCAGACCCACCACCGGACTGGATCGTAAGGCTTCCGGTGTAAGTGTTGTCAGCGTTGAGCAGCAAAAAGCGTGTCCCTCCAGATACTCCAGACATCCGGATGTTTCCATCGACATCAAGTTTCTGAGCCGGACTAACCCCCACGCCCAGCCCCGTGGAGTTCAGGGTCATGGCGGTGCCAGCGACTCCGCCGACGTTCGACCAAGTGGCTACGCCGTTGGAGTCGATGCGGTAGCGTTCGGTGCTTACAGTGTTAATTGCAAACGTGTTGTCTGCCGGATAATTAATTGATGCGGATTCAGAAACACCGCTGCGACCAATTCTAATAACCTCTCCGTAATCACCAACACGCAGTAGTCGGGCTACTAAATTTGAAAAACCACCAGTTGCATCTAACGGATACAACGGAACAGCTTGATTAATACCCACCCGATTGTTCGACGTATCCACCTTCAGGACGTTCGTATCCACCGTCAGATCGCCGGTGATGGTGGCGGAGGCGAGGGTGGCGGAAGGCGAACAAGCCA